CATAAAGATGAAGTAGTTGAAAAAGTAAAAGTAGCAGATATATCTCAAAGAGATATTGATAGTACTAGATTAAAAGGTTATTCTAAAGTTGATTTAGAAAATGCTAAAATGATGAGTGGCAATGATTCTTTAACACAAAGAGAATTAGATAAATTAAAAAAAGCAATTAAAGATAAAACAACTTCTAAATTAGAAACAACAGGTAGATTTAAAAAGGATTAAATGGATAATGACCAAAAGGATAATTACGATCCATTCGTTGGATACGTAAGAGAGAAGTTCCAACAGGCAGAGACATCTAGACTTCATGATGAAAAAAGATGGTTACATGCTTACAGAAATTACAGAGGACTATATGGTCCTGAAATGGCTTTTCGTGATAGTGAGAAATCTAAAGTATTTGTTAAAGTAACAAAGACAAAAGTTCTTGCTGCATTTGGTCAAATCATTGAAGTATTATTTTCAAGTGGTAAGTTTCCAATTGGTGTAAGTCCTACATCAGTACCAGAAGGTACACCAGAGTATGCTTACTTAAATCCAAATAAAAAAGAACAAGATCCAAAAGCAGAACCTAAACAGGATAGTCCATATGGATTCCCTGGTGATGGTGGTGGATTACCCGCTGGTGCTACAGCAGAATCTTTAATGAAAGATCTAGCACAACAATATCAGAATTTAGGGTTTGAAGAAGGAGATGCTCCTGATTTAAAAACCCAACCACAAATAGAGCCAGCTGCAATGGCAGCAGCTAAAATGCAAAAAGTAATTCACGATCAGTTAGAAGAAACTGATGCAATCTCTGTAATGAGACATGTATTTTTTGAAATGGCTTTATTAGGAACAGGAATTTTAAAAGGTCCATTTACGAATGTAAAAACTCAATACAAGTTTTCTAGAGATGAGGAAACTGGGGCATCAGCTATGTTAGAAGTTGGCAAAGATGTACCAGGTATTGAAGCAGTATCATGTTGGGATTTCTATCCAGATCCTAATGCAACAAGCATGAACGATGCTGAATATGCAATTCAAAGACATTCATTTAATAGAGAACAATTTGCAGCACTTGCAAAGAAACCTCTGTTTAACTCAGAGAAGATTAGAGAATGTTTAGAGATGGGACCTAACTATCAAACAAGAGGATATGAATCTTCTTTATACGATAGAGAAAATGTTTCAACGTTATATAAAAACAGATTTGAAGTATTAGAATATTGGGGTACAATAAGTAAACAGTTAGCAGATGAATTAGATTTTGAATATGATGATGAGCTAGATGTTGTATCAGTTAATGTTTGGATATGTGGTGGTAAAGTTTTAAGAGTAGTAGAAAATCCTTTCTCACCAAAAAGAATACCTTATATGGTTTGTCCATATGAGTTAAACCCTTATCAATTCTTTGGTGTAGGTATACCAGAGAATATGCAAGATTCACAACAGGTTATGAATGGTCATGCAAGAATGGCAATTGATAACTTAGCACTATCAGGTAACTTAGTATTTGACGTAGATGAAACTATGTTAGTACCAGGTCAAGATATGAAAGTATTTCCTGGTAAAATATTTAGAAGACAAAGTGGACAACCAGGAGCAGCAATTCATGGTGTTAAGTTTCCAAATACTTCTAATGAAAACTTAATGATGTTTGATAGATTTAGACAGTTAGCCGATGAAGCAACTGGTATTCCATCATACTCACATGGTACAACTGGTGTTCAGTCTACAACTAGAACTGCAGCAGGTATGTCTATGTTGATGGGAGCTGCAGCATTAAGTATTAAAACAGTTATTAAAAATATTGATGACTATTTATTAAAGCCCCTAGGTAATTCATTGTTTCATTGGAACATGCAATTCAATAGTGAAAGACCTGAGATACAAGGTGATCTAGATATTAAAGCACAAGGAACATCTTCTTTGATGCAGAAAGAAGTAAGATCACAAAGACTAATGACATTTATGCAAACAGCATCTAACCCATCGTTAGCACCGTTTGTTAAATGGCATACATGTTTAAAAGAAGTTGCTAAGTCACTAGACATTGATCCAGATCAATTGATTAATGATCCAGAGAAGGCAGCTATATACGCACACATAATGGGGATGGCAAATGGAAATCAAACGAATACAGGCAATAGTGGACAACCAGGTCCAATGGAAAATATGGGAGGAGTACCTCCTGGAGCTTCGCCAACAGATCCAACAGGAAATGGAGGTGGCAACATCGGAACAGGCAATGTACCGATGCCAGGGGAAGCTGGTTTTACTTCGCAAGATACTCAGCCTCAAAGAAACAATAAAACGCAGTAAGGAATAATATGGCAGTAAAAACTTGGGATACATCAAGAGTTGGAGGCGGTACTTACGAATTAGAGCAAGACTCTAGTGGTAATTACAAATTAAAATCAGTAGGTTTTGCTCAAGTAAATAAATTAAATTTACCTGATCTTGCAACTAGTAATACTACAACTACTACACCTAAAACAGAAGAAAAAAAAACTGATGTAGCAGATCCATTTAAAAAATTAGCTGTACAAAATACTGGTGGCGGTGGTGGCGGTGGATCAAATCAAGATTATAGTGGCGTTATGCTTAAGACTCCAGAAGTAAAAGAAGCTACAGTTAGAAGTGCTGGTGATCCTATGACTAATATTGCATCACAGCAAACTAAAGCCATAGCAGCTGGACAAACTAAAGCAGATCAAGCAGCACCACAAGAAAGTATTGGTGCTACAGATTCAATACAACCACAATATCAAGATGGAATTTTACGTGGTCAGACTGGTGTTCAATATAGTAAGCCACCTAGTTTAACTTCTAGAGCTACATCAGCAGTACAAGATACTGTATCAGGTGTAATAGACTCTGTTAAAAATAATAAAGCAATTCAAATAGCTAGTAATGTATTAGGTTTTGTAAAGAATCCAATTATGGGTGGACTTAAAATGGTAGCAGGTATGCTTCCAGAAGAAACAGCTGTACAAAAAATGAATAAGAGTTATTTTAATATTAATGAAGGTGGTCAAAGAATAGCTGGTAATCCTGCAACAGATTTATATGCAGGTATGAATAGAACTTCAGATTTTGGTAATTTAGAAAGAGCTGGAAATAAAAGAATATCTACTAGAGAAAAAACTATTGCTAGAAAAGGTGTTAAATCGGCATCAAACCCTAATGGTGTATCTCAAGATTTTGTAGATAATACTAATAAAATGAAAGGACAATCTACAGAATACAAAGCTAAGAAAAAAGGTTTAGATACTAAAAATCCAAATGAAATGAGAAATGTTAATAAAGGTGGTAATGATGGAGGATCGGGAGGATCAGATAGTGGAAGAGTTATATGCACAGATCTACACAGAACAGGAGAATTATCTACTAAAGATTGGGTAAGAGATACAAAATTTACATTTAAAACATTATCTAAAACACACGTTAAAGGTTATTTACTATGGGCAGAACCAACTGTAAAACATATGCAGAAGTATCCTAGATATAGAAAAATATGGAAACACATTGCACAACACAGAGCAAATGATATTGCATGGAGATTAAACGAAGGTAAGTTTGATTTACTAGGTAGAATATATGCAGGTATAGGTGAACCCGTATGTTGGGCATTAGGTAACTTTGTAAGTGATAAACAAATTAGTAAATATAATTTAACACATTGGAGAAGAGCATAATGGCAATAGGACCAAAAGGTGAAGTAACAACAACAGGTTTAATGAATAGTGGTATAAAAACACCAGATGCACCTGATATGTCTAACTTAAAACCACCAGCTCAACCACAAGAACAAAAAGCACCCCCAGCAGCTATGGCACAAAGACCAGAACCTAAAGATCCTGCTGTTATAGAAAAATTAAATGCTTTATCTGAAGAGGAAAAAATACAATTAGATATGGTATTATCTCCAAGTTTAGCAAATATATTAAAAAAGATTTCACCTGATGCTAGTCCAGTAATAGATCAATTTACAAGTCAAGAAGAGAATGTTGTATTACCAGTATCAGTAGTAAAGAATTATGCCGTTAAGAAATACCCAAGTTCTAGCGAGCAAGAATCCGTACAAGGATTCGTTACAGAATTATCTGAGTCACAATCAGATAATACAAATGTGCCACCTGAAAATATGTCAGAGGCTAACCCAAATGGTATGATGGTCCAAGACCCTAATGCCGATTCAGAAATTGCCCCAGAGACTGCAGCAATAGATGAAGGTCAGTCAGAACTAGCATAAATTCAGCCCACAAATTATGGAAGTGAGCTACCCTTATCCATAAGGCACTCAACCTAAGAGGAAAAATAATGGAAGAAGAAAAAAAATTAACGGAAGAAGCTAAGGCTCCTGAAGTTAAAAAAGATGATAAACTATTTAAGAAGCCTGAAGGCAAAGCTATGTATCAAAAGCAACGAGAAGACGCTGATGATGCAGAAGTTGAAGCATTCGCAAAAGGTGAATTAGGTAAATATCATTTAGAGAAAGCAGAAACAGCAACCGTTCAAGAGGACACAGAAACATCTGAAGAAATTGCAAGCTCCGATGGCGAAGCTACTCCTTCAACTGAACGCCCTGAAAATGCAGAAGACCGTGTTTTTAAAAAACGTTATGACGATTTGAAGAAACACTACGATTCTACTTTATCAAAGCACAAAGATGAGGTTAGAACTTTAAGAACGCAATTGGAAACATCTACTAAAGAGTTTGTTCCACCTAAGTCTAAAGATGAACTTGAGGCTTGGAGAAAAGAGTATCCTGATGTTTATGATATGGTTGAAACCATAGCTATGACAAAAGCTGATACTAGAGCAAAAGAGATTGAGGATAAATACCAAAATCTACAAGCTCAACAGGAACAGATAAGCAAAGAAAAAGCTGAAGTAGAATTGTTAAAGATGCATCCTGACTTTAGTGAGATTCGTCAAAAAGATGAATTTCATCAATGGGCTAGTAAACAAGATCCAGTTATTCAAAGTTGGTTGTATGAAAATACATCTAACGCACAATTAGCTGGAAGAGCAATTGACCTTTATAAAATGGACAATGGTACTAGCAAATTAACTAAAAAACAGGAAACATCTATTAAGAAGGAAGCAGCTAAAGCTGTTACTAAAACTACTAAAGCAACAGAGACAGAGATTCCTACAAAGAAAATCTGGTCTAACTCTGAAATTGCTAAGATGAACCCAAGAACGTTTGCTAAGTTTGAAGCCGAAATTGATGAAGCTATTAGAGAGGGTAGAGTCCAACCTTAATAATAACAACTATAAACAATAGGCAATCATTATGGCAACAATGGGAAAAGCAGCTGGCTACCAGAATTTACCTACGGGTAATTGGGCACCAGCAATTTATAGTCAGAAGGTTCAAAAGTTTTTCAGACGTGCATCAGTTGTAGAAGATATTACTAACACTGATTACGCTGGAGAAATTGAAAATTTTGGCGACACAGTAAACATAATCAAAGAGCCTTCAATTACAGTGAATGACTACGCTAGAGGTCAAACAGTAAACACAGAAACACTTGCAGACGATCAAATTCAATTGACAGTCGACCAAGGTTCGTACTTTGCGTTTAAAGTAGATGACATCGAAGAAAGACAATCACATGTAAACTTTGAAGCTCTTGCAACTTCTTCAGGTGCTTATGCACTTAAAAAGAACTACGACTACAATGTATTAAGTGCGATTTACTCAAGTGCGAGTACTTCAGCAGCTAATACAGGAACAGACGGTTCACCTATCGATGGTGATGCAGCAGCTGACACATTAACAGATATTATGTCAGCAGCTAAAACAGTTCTTGATGGTCAAGATGTACCAGAAGAAAATAGATGGTTCGTTGCACCACCAGCTTTCTATCAACAACTTAGAAAAGCAGGTGCTAAGATCGTTGATCAATCTGTTATGGCAGATGGATCGGCTTCAGCTATGAGAAATGGTATGATTACAGATAGACCTTTATTTGGGTTTAGAATGTATACTACTAATGCTATAGCTGTATCAAGCGGATCAGCAGCAAGTAAAACTTTTGGATCAGCAGGTTCTAATGAATATGCTTTCCTTTATGGACATCAAGGTGCAGTAGCAACTGCAAACCATATTGCGAAAACAGAACTTATCAGAGACCCTGATTCATTTTCAGACATCGTAAGAGGTCTGCACGTTTTTGGAAGAAAAGTTCTAAGAACTGAAGCAGTATACTCTGGTGTTATAACAATAGGTTAATTAGAGGGAGATAAATAGATATGGCAACTTACGACAAAACAGGAGTAGGTGGTACTACAGGACATCCGTCTAATGGTAGAACACCTTACTTAGTAGAAAACACAATCGACATATCAGCAATTAATAGTGCAGCAGGAACAGCAATAGGAGATGTAATTCAAGCTCTTGACATCCCTGCAGAAACATTGATCATGCAAGCAGGAATCGAAGTACTTACTGCATTATCAAGTTCAGTTACTATGGACTTAGGTATAACAGGTGGAGACGTTGATAACTTTGTTGA